GAACGGATCGCGCACGATCCGCCTGACCGGTTCGATCCAGCACATCGTGTACATCAACGCGGACACTCCGAGCGACCTGCGGGAACTCGCCTCACGTCTCGCCGACCTCGCAGACGAATGGGACGGCGTTGACGACGAACTCAACTGCGAGGTGTGTGGTGTCATCACGCCAGAGGGCAAAGGTCACTACCCGCACAGCATCGGCGGTGACCGGGTCTGCGGCGACTGTTTCCGCGACGCCAACTTCTACGACGCGCGCGAGAACGAGGCGACGTCGTGAGCCACGAACGCGAACGCTGTTTCTGCGGCGCCATGTCGCTCACCATCTCCGGGTACTGCGTGGATCACCGCGATCGCGAAACCTATCGGGCGCCGCAACCGACGCCTGATGAGCGCGCTAATCGGCTGCAACGACAATTGTCCGACGTGAACGCGCGACTGCGTGACGCCGAACGCGACGCGAATGACTATCGCCTCAAGGCACGCGAGTACCACAAACTGCTGATGCTCGTAGCAATCGGTGACATCAAACCCGACGAGATCGACAACATCCTGCGTCCTAAACGGAAGGAGACCTCGTGAGTTGGGAAGACCTCGGCTGGACGGTCGGCACATTCGCGATGGCGTTTGTGTTCATCCGGGGCATCGTCACGATCGCGTCGTGGATGGACAGGAGGCATGATGACAAGTTGGGCTGATCGAGCGTCGTGCCGTGGAGCACCGGTGTCGATGTTCTTCCCGACGAACGGTCGAGCAACGCACGCGGTGCGAGCGTTATGCGGAGCATGTCCTGTCAGTCAGGAATGTCTTGACGAGGCGCTCAAATACAGCGAGGAGCACGACACCGGTATCCGTGCCGGGTTGACCGCGGCACAGCGACGCGCGCTGCGTATGGGCAGTCGACAGTCTGTCGATGCGCCGGAGCCGGTCATGCTCCGATGGGACTCGGAGCGGCAGATGTACTTGCGGGTGAGCGGTTAGATGAGCGCGTCAGCGGGCAGGTCGGCCTCGACCCGTTTTGCTGATCCGCCGATCGAGTAGCCACGCAACTGTCCGGCCTTGACCATGTCCCATGCCCACGGTTCCCAGACGACACCGAGGAACGGTGTGTCAGCGGGGAACGTGTACTTCGTGACACCCTGATTCGGGACGGTCAACTCCGCTTCGAGCGGGAACGGGAGCGTCATCATCTCGACCATCTCGCCCGCAGCCTTCTCGGAGTGCTGGAGGTAGATCGTGCGGTCGCCTTTGCGTACCCAGTCCCACATAGCGGCCTGTAGCGTGACGGTGTCGGTGAACTCGCCGTGAGCATCCTCGCGATCCGGGACGTACGCCGGTCCGAGCGTGTACCTGTACTCAGCGGCTTTCGACATGAACCCGGAGTCGAGTCGTGTCAGCATCGCCTGCTTCACGGTATTCGGTAGCGCGTACGGTTCAGCGATCTCGTACACCACCTCGATCTCGTCGCTGATGAGGTCGTGAACCTCCTTCACCGAAGCGGTGACGACGTCGACCTTGTGGGACGCATCATGGAACTCGACGAGCATGTCGAGCGTCGCCTTCGACAGCGTCGCCTCGGAGAAGCGTTCTATCTGCGCGAGGCGCTCCTCGGCTTCGTCACGGTCGGCATAGCAACCGAACGCACGACCGGTTTCTGAGTAGACACAGAACTGTCCGTCATCCTCGACACGAATCTCGCGGCGGACACGACGACGGCGCTCGTCATTGCCGCCACCGCCGCCGCCACTACCCATGCCGTAGCCCGCAGCCATCTCATCGTCGTCTCCCTCGGGTTCAGTTGGTGCTTCCTCGTCGGGACGCATCGCGTCAGCGGCACGATCCATGAGTGCGAGCACCCGGCGCGCTAGGTCGCGTGAGTCGGGGAACATGACGAGACCGAGGTACGCCTGTGCGAGACAGCCGACCGGGTTGGCGTATCCCATGTCGTGACCTTTGGCGAGACTGCGTTCGACTCCGACCATGATGTTCTGCAACTCGTGCACGAATCCCATGACCTCGTCAGCGAAGTCCACCATGCCTGCACGCAGGAACGACTGGTAGGCGTCGAGGAGTTCGTCGAGCGGGTCGATCGCTCCGTCGTCGTCCTTCATCTCGTACCCGTAACCTTTCAGCACGTCGTGTGTGTCCTCTCTGCGATTTGTGTGGGTTGTGGCCGAGCGCGTCACAAGTCGTCAGGCGTTACTTCAGTCCAATGGGCGACAATGCTCGTCGTCCTCACGCTGTGTGTAGCCACGGTGTGAACCGTAGCAGGTCGGCAACATCCCCACATCCGAGGTGCTAACGCGAGATATTCCGATTAGTAGTTGCAATGTCGCGAAACGTCGTGTAAGTTATTCCACATGGGAGAGATCAACACACTCAACGGCACATACCGCGGATACCGCTACGAGGGCGAGGAGCACGGCGCCGTGTACCTCTACTCGCCCGAGGGCAAACTGATCGACATCGTCGACAACGACGAGGACGTCTGGCACCGCGTCGACAACATCTGGGAGGCAAACTGATGAACACGATCACCCGCGAACTCACCAACGCGCTCGACGCCGCGATCGTCGAGGGCAAGGTGCGCCACCTCGCGGCACGCGCCGCCAAGAAAGGCATCGCCACCGACCTCCGCGCCTCGACCACGGTGACCGAGTCCATCAACGAGATCACCGGCGAGACCGACCACACCTACACCGTCACCGTGTCGTTCAGCGATCTCGTCCGGTTCACCGGCGGCTGGGTGTTGACCGCGGTCGCTGACGGCACCGCGACCGACGAGCCGATGATCTTCACGGTCGACGACGACATCGCCGCACCGACCGACGTTGACATGAAGCGGTGCGACCATTGCGGTCGCCGCGCCGCACGGAAGAAGGTGCTGTTCATCCGCAACGACGCCGGTGACGAGATGCAGGTCGGCGGGTCATGCGCGCAGGACTTCCTCGGGCACGACCCGTGGTGGACGACGTTGCTGTTCGACGCGGCCGAGGGCGACATCGACGAGGGTGAGCGCAGCAACGCGGCGATCGAGTTCCCGACCGGCATCGTGATCGCCGCCGCTATCGAGGCGAACCGGCTCGGTTACCACAAGGCCACCTCGGAGTTCGGTACACCGACGAAACGGATCGTCGAGGCGATGCTGCGCGGCGACTTCTACAATCACAAGGACTGGGCTGACGAGCGTCTCGCATTGGAGTCCGCTCCTCGTGCCGCGGTCACCGTCGAGCAGGTGCTCGACTACATGCGGTCACAGGACGGCGAGTTCGGTGCGAACCTGCGTCGCATTGCCGACAGCGTCAACATCGGCCGCAAGGCGTTCGGTCTCGCCGCGTACGCACCTGCCGGTGCGGCCGGGTGGCGTGAGGAGATGGCACGCAAAGTGATCGAGCGTGCCGCCGAGGAAGCCGCCCGTGACAACGCCGAGTCGATCCCGGTCGGCAAGCACACCGTCGAGGGTCGCATCACGACGATGCGTCGCATCGAAAGCCAGTACGGTGACACTTGGAAGATGCGCGTCGTCACGGATGCCGGGTGGGCTGTGTGGGGCACCGTCCCGACCGCCCTGCTCGGCACATGGGAATGGATCGACGACGAACCGGTGACCACTAGCCCGCGCGCCGAGATCGGTGACCGCGTCCGGTTCATCGCGACGATCACACCGTCCGAGGACGATCGGCTGTTCGGGTTCTTCCAGCGCCCACGGAAGGCCGAGATCGTCGAGCAGGCCGAGGTCGCCTGCTAATCGCGGGACGACAACGGATGCCCCTCGGGAAGCAAGTCCGTGTCGAATGTGCCGCGCGGGAACCTGCCGGTGCGGACAGCGGTCAGGAACGCATTGACCCTGCCGTACGCCCATTGTTCCGCCGACGTCACGGTCGGCCGGACTGATCCGGGATTCGTCTGATAGGCGCCGACGCCGCGCTCGAACACCGCGGTCAGCATCCGTAGCGTGACCCGTTTCCCCTTGCCGGTGTATTTCTCGTTATGCGCGTCGACCTTTGTCTGGAGTGTCTGACGGACACGGGCGCTCACCTCTTTGCGGATGCGATCCTCGATCGACGAGACGACACGCAACTCGGACACGTTACGGACGACACGCCTGTCGGTCTCGATGAACTCGTCGCCATCTCGCGCGTACACCTCGACGACCGCCGCCGGATCATCGGATGACGCCTCACGAGTCTCCTGCCCTACCTGCACCTCACCTGTCCGTGTGAGCCGCGCAACGATACCTGTGGCGTACTCGGGAGGCTCAGGCGGTTTCGGCACCGCATACTGGACTGTGGTGCCGACACGGACGTCACCCGGTTCGGCCTTCTCTAGTTCGCCCTCGTCGATCAGGCGGTCGCGTGTGCGTTCCGCCCACTCTCGGGCACGGTCACGGTTACCGCGACCAATGTCGCCGCCCCACAGCAGCCATGCGACCTGCCCCGGTGTCGGACGCTCGGACTCGTCGTCGAGGTAGGCGTCAGCGCGTGGTGATGCGAGATCGGAGTCGTGACGTGCGAGCCATGCCGCCATGCGACGCACCTTGTCGGCGGTCATGTCGCCGCGTGCCATCGCGCGTGCCTCGCGGATCGTGCGCGGCCTCAGGCCATCTCCGGCGAACTCCAGCAGGTCGAGACCTCGGCGTGCGTTAGCACGGACGTACGACGGAACTGAGATCGCCACGCCCGCAGGTTAGCCGTGTCGACGTTCAGATCGTTCCCGGCTCGAACCCGGTCGGGTCGGGTATCTCGGCGGGGATGTCGACGATGCGGCCGCGTCGACGGATCGCACGCATCTGCCGCTCGATCGTTTCCCACTCGGCGCGATGCTCGGCGGTGCGCGGCACCTGTGACCGACGGTCGCCCCACGGCAAACCTGCACCGATCTCGATCATCATCCGGTTCACGTCGTCGCTGGTAATCATCTACTGTCCTCCGTTGCGGAGCCTAGCGCACATGACGGCGGTTAGGTGAACGGGTTGTCGGGGATCGGGCGGGGCACTCTCTCACCGGTGCGCGGATCGGCGAGCCGGGCGCGTGCCGACATCGGTATCTCGCGAGGATCAAGCAGCCACAACCGATACGGCAACGGCACCGAGTTGATCGACTCGTGAATCGCGACGGTGTCACGGAACCCAGTCGCGTTCTCCGGATTCAGGTAGCCGAGCACGGCCGCGGCACGACGTGACAGGGTGACTCGATCCGGTGTCACAGCGATCCCTCCCGGATCACGACTGCGCCACGGTTGAGGATCACGAAGTATTGGTCGGGCTGCTCGATCGTGCCCTGCATCGTGTATTGCCTCACCTTGCTCACTCGGATCGCATCGTAGCCGAGCATCGCAGCGAAACGCCCCACGTCGTCGTTAGCGTCGATGATGTTCTCGTAAGCGAGCAATCGTTCCAGTTCCTTGCCGAACGGAGCGTACGGATGATCGGCAGGTATCTCGTCAAGAGGTATCTTCTCGATTGCCATCTCGCCTTCCCGGTACGGGTGCGGCACCTCGCGGGTCGGTTGCATCTCGATCAGTTCGTTCTGGCGGTCGAGGACACGTCGTTTCTCATCCAGTTTCAGTTTGACGATGTCCTCAATGTCGACGACCCGCGCCGACGGATGCAATGCCATGTCGAGCACACGCCCAGCGGCGGCGGCGGCGTTCTCACCACGGAACGCGACGCCGAGACCGGTCGTCTCCGCGTACGCCTCGGCGGTCTCACGGATCGTCGTCGTGTAGACGCCATTCCCGTAGATACCCCTGCCGACGTAAAAGTCGTCCTCGTCGATGAAGTTGCGGAGATACCCGGCGAGTTGGTCATCGCTTTCCGCGTTGATTCCGCGATACAGGAACTCGTACTCGTCGCGCCATAGTTCGGCGAACTGCTCGTCGGGGATGACGGTTGGGCGGGCATCGAACCCTTGCTCGCGGATGATGTTCCGCAAGAACTCGTCGTTGGTGTCGGTCACCGTGTAGATGTCGCGGCCGCGTGACGTGTTCGTGTACCAGCCGTCGTCGATCATGTCGAGGAAATGATCGGTGCTGTATCGCGCGACGGATGGCTCCGGGATCACCACAGTTGTCGGTGTCGGCGGTGGCGGTACATAGTCCGGGTTCTTCGCGAGGAACGCCTGATACCGTTCGGCGTTCAGGATGGTCTCGACCCCATCGACCCGTTCGTAGATCAGGATCGGTTCGTCGCCCATGTTGTCCCACAGGCGTAACTCGTCGAACAGGTTGCGTTCAGCGGCCTCGGGGAAGATACGGCTGACGCTTTCGTGTGTGCGTCGGATGACCGCCTCCGGCACCTCGCGACCGGTGCGCTCCGCGCGAGCCGCAGCGCGCCGTAGAGCCTCGTCTGTGTCGATTGTGACGTACTCGGCGACCACACGTTTCGCGCCGCGTTCACGCGCCTGCTCCACCTTGCTTGCGAGTTTCTCGATCGTCGAGTTTCCGGTGCCGTCCAACACCGTGTCGTACCCCTGTTCGAGCGACTCGGCCATGAGGCGTGCTGCCATGTCGGACGACTCCTCGTGTACGAACGCCGCCGCATTGGAGTCACCGGCGTCGACGAGTTTCCGATACTCGGGGATGGCACGTTTCGCCTCGTCGGAGTCGACGACGGTGGAGCCTCGACGGAACGTCACCTGCCCGGAGCGTTGCACCGATCCTTTCCCGGCGCCGGAGCCGCCACCCATGAACGTCGCGCGGGTGTCGTCGTAGCGGACACCGTCACGCAGCATCGAGTCGATCCACGGGTCGTGCACATCCGCGATCCTGTCGGCGTCATACACGACACGGCCGTCGACTACCTCCGAGTATGCCTCGCGAGTGTCAGTAGCATCCGGGCGTGGTGTCGGTGGTGTCTGTGTCGTCGGCAACGGTTGCGATGCGGAACGTCGACCGGCGGGAGATAGGTCGCGTGGTGCGGTGCGGAACGGATCGCCGAGGGTGCCGGTGCCGAGGTTCTCCGGCGGGTCATACAGCCGGGTATCTGTCCGCATCGTCATCGTGCAGCGACAGTTCGGATGCGCCGGTGGTGACTCGACCTGACCGCCGTTCGGCAACGTGAACGCCTCATTCACCTTCGACTCCTGCCCTTGCATCTGCACACAGATCGGACAGACGTCGAACGGACCGGTCTTCCATTGCTTGCGTGAGTGCTCGGCCGACGCGATACCGGAGTCGACCGCCTGTTGGAATGACAACAGTCGTGCCTGATTGTGTGCTCGCATCCGCTCGGTGCGGGCGATCGTCCGTGACCGGGCGCGGCGTAACCGTTCGGCATACCGGTCGCCCTCTTTCCGCATCTGGTCGAGCGCCTTCGTGCCGGTCACGCCACGCGCCGCGAGATCATCGCCGAGCGACTGGACACGGTTGATGACTGCCTGCTCGTATCGTGCGGTCAGCCCGTTCAGGTTCGAGCCGAGCGTGTCGGCGAACTCGCGTGCCCCGGCGGACGGCACCACGGTGCGGAGTTGCGCGAAGATGCCTCGGCCAGTTTGCTGGACAGTCTGTTGCGACGAGAACGATGCGTCGATGATTGTGCGGAGCGCCTCCTGTTCGGAGCGCACCATGTTGGTAATCATCGCGCCGGACTCGCGGCGTATCCATTCGGCGGCGCGTGGGTCGGTGCGGTCGAATCGGAACCGGAGCGCAACCTCGGACGGTAACGGCGCGTCTGCTTTCGTCACGGATTTGCCGACCTGCCGGTAGGCACGCGCCAATTCGTTTCCGATCTCGATCGCGGCGGCGTCACCCGACGCAGCCATTGCCTCCGCCAGAGCCTCCTCAATGCGTTCTGCGGCTGCCGTGAGCGCGTCGAGCACCGCACGCCCATACCCGGCGACATCGCCGCTTCCGACAGCATCTAGGAGGGTCTCGTGAGGAAGCGCGTCCACGGTGTCCGTGATCGCGTCGGCAAGACGGTTCTCCAGACGGGAAAGAGTCGGGGAATCGGTCGGTCGGAACTCCGGGTGTCCGGGTGTGCGACGTTTCGACAGGGGGATGCGGCCGCGGCCACGCACCGGGTCGAGCGCCCGGCGGATAGCCCGGATCGAACCGGGCACCGGTCAGACCTCCTCGGCGTCGGACGTCGGCAACCCTGCCAGTCCGCGCAGATGGCCTTCGAGAGTTTCGTCGGGGAACAGCGGTGCACCTGCCTGCGCCATCGACGTGATGAACGATCCGATCTGCCCGAGGTCGACGTTGCGTGGCGTTTGCGCCGACAGGTACGGCGACAGCGACTCGTCGACACCGTTGATCCGCATGAGGCGCGGGATCGCGTGCGTGTTGAACACCTCGGTGATCTCCGACAAGTACGAGTCGATCGCCCGGATGAATAGGTCGATCTTCGACACGGATAGCGCCTGCGTGCCGACCTTCTCGTGGCCGAGCAACAGGAAGTCGGCGAGCACCGTCATCGCAATGCGCTGGTCGTAACGGGCGATGATCGCGTCGGTGTCAAACTGGCGTCGCCCACCGGTCGACAGCAACGTCAGGTCGAACGCTTTTTGCCCGGTCTCCGGGTCGTAGGCGAGCGGGAACACGACGCCCTCCTGCTCGTCGCGTTTGATGTTGCGGACGATCTGCTTGATCGCGTCGAGCGCGGCACGCTCACCCGGCGTCGCCGCATCCGACAACATCTGTGGTGGCACCAACGCGACCGGCAGACCAGCGAGGTCACGCTCAATGCCGATCGCTTCGATCTCTTGAATACGCCTCTTGTAGTACCACGGCACGAACGCATTACGCAGGATCGAGCGACCCTGCGGGTTATTCATTTTCGTCGTCGTGCGGAACAGCAACGCCTTCTCGATCGGGATGAACACGACGCCCTTACCTTTGGCGTTCGGGTCGTTCTGATACGCACCTCGGATACCGCCGGTGTCGTCGAGTTCCCACCGCTCGATCGTTTCCTGTGAGCGGGTCGGCAACTTGCGCCACCCGATCCGTCCGTCAGCGAACTTCGAGCGGGTGCGCGGGTCTTTCGTGTAGCCCTGACGCCGCTTGTACACGACCTCATGGTACGAGTAGCCGTACACAAGGAACCCGAGCATCGACGACAGCGTGTCCGCCCACGAGTGCGACATGTCGCCGAGACAAGTCGACACGAACTCGGCCTCGGCGATCGCGCGCTCATCGTCCGGGTCAGAAGGCTCGACCGTCCAATTGACACCACGGATCAGCATCTCGATCGCGTGCAGCATCGCGCCGACGACCGGATCGTTGTCGGCCATCTCCCGGAAGTTCGCGTACGCCTGCTTGCCTTGCAGTTGGCGTAGGAAATCCTGCCTGATCTCGCCGCCGTACTGATGCAGGCCGCTTGACCCGACCTCCATGAAGTCGGTCGCGGTCGGGCGCGCCTTCGTTACGGCGTCAAGGTCAGCAGGCTCCACGATCCGAGACTGTATCGCATGTCGTGCCCTCTGTGCTGTAGATGCGTCTGCGTGCCCACACGAAATCCCCATCAGGCGGATACACGTTGTCGGGTCGGCCGAGCACGAACCCGATGACCGAGTCGCCGTACATCAGGTGCCGCTGTTCACCGTCGACGATCCACGGGTAGTGAATGTCGGTCGTGCCGGTGCGGAACTCGACACCGATCTCGCCTTGAGAGCCGATAGCCATCAGTACACGCCCTCACAGCAGGCGTCACGGCGTCCACACTCGACGCATCGGTAGTGGGCGTGTTCCTGTCGCATCCGTCCGCCGCAGTAGCCGCATTGGATTGAGCAGTCGGACGAGTTGGTCACACTTGAACTGTACTGGTCGGGTGTGTCGCCGCGTTGCGGGTTGGTCAGCCGTGGCGGCGGGTGGCCTCGGCGACGATCTCGTCGAACACGCGGCGCACATCGGCGACTGTCAGGTCGTCGTCGCTGACGAGTTGGGACAATCCCTCCGGTGCCCAATGTTCTGCCTGTGTGCCGATACGAACGGTTATGCCGACGCCGCGTTTGACGCGACGTGGCCGCTCACCCAGCGCGTCCCATGTCCCGCTCGACACCTCGACCATGCCGAACGGATACATGAACACGTCCAGCACCTCCGGTGTCCACATGTTCAGGTCGATACCGGACAGTATCCGTTGCCGGGGCACCGTCTTGAGGACGTCTTGGAACTCTGCAAGATACTCGGTGAAGAAGTCGCGCCAGTCGACCGGGATGCCGCTCATGTCAGCACCTCGTGCTCGCGTTGGGCGGGGACGGTGACGGTGAACGGTTCGGCGTCGTCGGCGTCGACGATCTCGATCTCCGCCCAGCCGTCGTAGCGGGTCGCGACTTCGTCGACGATTCCGGTGCGGGTCTCGCCGTCGCGGTCGTAACGGATGCGGTCGCCCGCGAGGAGCGTGCCAGCGTCGCAGCGCATGGTCTCACACCACCTTCCGTGCGCCGTTGGTCGTCCACTCGTCGCGGAACATGCCTGCCCGGTAAGCGGTCTCGGCGACCTCGGTGTCGAAGATGTCGGTCATCTCGCCCTTGACCCAGTAGGACAGGCCTTTGCGGTAGCCGCGGGTGATGGTGTAGGTGTCGCGGATGTTGTACCGGACGCGCACCTCGTAGCCGTAGGCGCAAGGGAGGACAACCTCGACGCCGTCGTTGTCGTAGTAGTAGGACATCCGACCACCGGAGATCGACAGGATGTTGTCCCGGCCGATGTGATCGGTGATGGTGCGAGCGATGGCGGCGGCCTCGTCGGCGGTGTAGTAGGTGGTGGCGGTTGATGTCGTGTTCATGGGTGTAACCTTACTCTGTCCCGTTAGACATTGCAACTCCTAATGCGAGATATCTCGATTAGAGGCGCCACGGGGAGGTCTGTGTCAACGACGCCGGAGCCACCACCGGAGCCGCACGCGCACCGTCGATCATCAACTCAGTCAACGCCCACACCAACGCATCCAACCTGTCCGGCGAATCACCGACGTCCGGCACCCACGAACACAACTGATCTTCCAGCAACGTCAAGAACCCGACGTGATGCACCTTGCCCTGCTCATAGAGCGCGGCGACCGGTTCCGCTCGTGTGCGTTTCCCACGGGATGCGCGCACCATGCGGATCGGTACCCGGTCGTCGACCGTGCGTATCAACGTCGACACGAGATCGCCGCCCTGATTCGCCTCTGCGACGATGACGTCCGCCTTATGCGTGTGATAGGCGGCGACCGCCGCAGCCGCCCAGTCGCCCGGTGAGGCACGCAGACTGCGATCGTCGAGAACGTAGCCGCGACCCTGCGAGTCCACACCAGCGACGACAATGCCGGTCTCTGCCGAGTCCTCGCCTGATGTGACCGCCGGGTCAATCGCGACGACGATCCTGCGGAGCGGCGGCGTCTGATGTGCCCGGTGCTCGTCGATGTTGGCGCGCTCCCATAGGGCACCGTCGACGTCGTCGATGATTTGCGCCTCCAACTCCTGCCGTCCGAGCCGGGTGCCCTCGTAGCGGCGACGCATCTCGTCGATGAACTCTGGCGACAAGTTGCGTGCGTTCTCGTACGTCGACCCGGTCGTCAGATGCACCTTGCCGGTGTCATCTCCAGCGAGCCTGCGGACGATCGGGATCGGTCGCGGAGTGGTCGTGACGACGACACGCGGATGGTCGCCGAGACGCAGGCCGAGCATCAACTGATCCCACGCATCCATGTACCGCCACGCAGCCAACTCGTCCGCCCACGCAAGATCATGGTTCGGACCACGCAACCGGTCAGGTCGGTCAGCGGAATAGGCAACAGCCGTCGCGCCGTTCGCGAACGTGACACGACGCTTCGATGGCTCGTACACCGGTCGCCGATCCGGCGGGAACACCGACAGCAACCCTGACGCGCCCTCGATCATCGTGTCGCGCACATCTGCGGCGGTCGCACCGACCAGCGCGATACGGGACGCACGCCCGGACTCAACCTGTTCACGGATGAACTCGGCGCCCGTTCTCGTCTTACCGAACCCGCGACCCGCGAGGATCAGCCACACACGCCACCCGCCCGCCGGTGTCCGCTGTTTCGGCCTGCGCCATACCGACCAGTCGTACATGACCGCGCGACGTTCCGACGGCGACAGGGATTCGATCACCTCCTGCATCGTCGCGTCGTCGAGCGACGCCATCACCTCAGCGATCGAGTGCTGCACCGTTGGCCTCGTCGACGTCGATCGCATCGTCCAGACCGTCCACACCAGCGATTGACCGCAACCGCTCTACCAGTATCCGGCCGACGTCCGTCTCAATCGGTCCGCCATCCTGCCCGGTGACCGTCATCTGTTTCGGTGCCTCCAGCCCGTACAGCGACGCCCGTGAGTTAGAGATACGCACCGCCGAGTTCACCAACGCGACGAACTCCTGAGTGGACTCAGGTGACGACAAGATACGTCCGAACGTGTGCCGCCACAGTTGCTCCAACCGTTCGCCCTCTAACTCGCGCAGCGAATCAACTGCCTCCCGGCCGTACAACTCCAACGCCCGGTCGTATGCCTCTTTTGCCCCTGACCGTGACTTGTAGCCGACCCGTTCCGCGATCTCGTCGAACGTCAACCCGGCAGCACGCAACCGCACGACCTCGCGGTAGCGGTCAGCCTGTTGCGGTGTGAGCGCGGGCGTTTGTCCTCGTGGCATGTGTTCAGACTCTAGCGTTCAGAGCGTTCAGAGCGTCAGACGTTGTGTGGTGGGTGCCAATGGTCGCGGTGTTCGTGGTACCAGTTGACGGTGCGGGTGATGCCGTCCTCGACGGTGGTGGCGGGTTCGGGTATGCCTGCGCGTGTCAGTGTGTCTGGGTTGGCGGTGACGGTGTCTCCGGGTATTTCGCCGGGTCGCATTGGTAGGTGGGTGATGGGGACGGTGTGTCCGGTGATGTGGGCGGCGGTGTCGCGTACGAGTTCGGCGATTTGGAGGACTGTGTGGTGTTGGCGGGGTCCACATTCGAGGACGTGTTCGTGGGTGTTTCCGTTGGCGGCGTGTTCGAGTGCGTCGCTGAGTGTGTTGGCGAGGTCGGCGATGTAGACCATGTCGCTGATTTGTTGGCCGTCTCCGTACACTTCGATGGGGTCGCCGTTGAGTGCTCGGCAGATGAACGCGGGTGTGATCTTGCGGACTTTGCCTGCGCCGTAGGGTGGTGCGGCTTGTTGTCGGGGTCCGTAGGCGTTGACGGCGCGGACTTGGTTGACGGCTGTGTGATGTTCGGTGCGGTACATGTGGACGAATCGTTCGACGGTTGTCTTGGTGATGCTGTACGGGTTATTCATCCAATGGTTGCCGACGCAGATGTAGACGCCGGGTAGGTCGTACCGGTGGAGTGCGTGAAGGAAGTTGAGTCCGCCGGTGATGTTGGTGATGGCGGCGGGTCGTGGGTCTCCGATTGTTTCTTGTGTTCCGAGTACGGCGGCGAGGTGGATGATGCCGTCGACGTGTGCGGCGAGTTCGAGCATGATGACGTCGTCGCGTACGTCTCCCCACAGGTAGTCGACTCGTGGGTCGTCACGGTACGGGTTGCGTTGCTTGTGGTCGAGGATGATGACTTCGTGGCCGCGGTTGAGTAGTTCGTCGATTGTCCATTGGCCGATGAAACCTTGTCCGCCGGTGATGCCGATCTTCATGGTTGTGCCTTTCTGTATCGTTCTGGGATGATCTCTGGCGCTACATGCTTGTAGTTGACTTTGTGGTGTATGCGTGGGTTCACTCCGCGGTCGTCGAGCATTGACACTTTGACGGCGCTGGGGCATCGGATGACCGAGTACATGGACTTGGTGTAGGTGCCTTGGTCGAGGTAGTCGTCGGTGAGTCCACCGTCGTTGCGTTGTGTCGGTGTCGGCCACAGGGCGACGTTGTTGATTGTCATCATCGGGTAGCCGCGTCGCTGTATCTCTGTGTAGGCGTTCACGTCCTCGTTCAGTCGGCCGGGGAACTCGAACTCGCGTTCTGTGTCACAGATAAAGAAATTCATTGCCTTGCGTTTCACTTTGATGGCGTCGACGATGGAGTTGGCGAAGCCGCCGATCATCTCTCCGAGTTGCATGATGGCGACGGTGACGATCTGCGGTGGGAATTTCTTGTACCAGTCGACAAGAGCGGCGACTACAGCGTCAAGATTGCGTACCATCTCTTGTCGTCCGTACACAGGACGTCCGTCCGAGTCGAATCGCCAATCGAAGTATCTGTAGTCATCGTCAAGCATCAGGAAGTATCGGTGCCCGTGATTGCGTGCGATGTCCCATATCGCGGCGCGTGGGACACATGAGCCGGACAGTCCGAAGTTGTCGCCGATGTCCATGCGGGCGAGCGTGTCCTGTTTCGAGAATACGACCACCCGATCCGTTCCGTAGTTCGCCCGGTACTCGTCGATCGTTGGATCTTCGTCGTCGACGACGATGTAGACGGGTGCTGTCCATGTCGAGTGACGTAGCGCGTCGTCGATTGTCAGCACGTTGTCCGGTCGACGGTGCGACAGGATGTAGATAGGGACAATGTCAGTTGTCATCGTGACCATATTCGGCGTCGTAGATGCGGCGCAGTTGTTCACGCAGTTCGACGAATCCCAACTCGACAGCCCGGTCGAAGTCGATGATGACGAGCGCGGAGCGTTCCATTAGCGACTGAATGTTCGCGGGTGCGTGGGTGTAATACTCGGCGATTTTGTCGAACCTGAACGCGGTGTGGCGTTCCGCGGCGGAACGTAGGAACGCGGCGACCTCGTCAGGTAACTCCGTGGCGGTGTCGATCTCGGCGATGAGTTCGCGGGTGCGTGTGCGGTCGTACATGTCGACGATGTCCGGGCAATCTCCGGTCTGTCGATAGACGGGACTCTTGACCTCGCGCGGATATTGAGTCGGATCGTCCGGGTCAAGTGCTCCACCATCGCCGAGCGAATCATCGACCTTCAACAGAAGGTCAGCAACATCGGTCGCGTCGAAACCTGTGCCGAGTAGGTCGTCGTCCGTCGTTGCGCCGAGTAACAGTTCGACGAGTTTGTCGTCGTCGTATGTTGCGAGATCGGCTGCACGGTTGTCAGCCAACAGGATGCGGCGTGCGGTGCGATCATCGACATCGACCCAATAGACCGGCACCGTGTCGAGTTGCAACGATTGCGCTGCCATCAAGCGATGATTCCCGGCGAGCACATAGCCGGTCGATCGTTGCGCGACGATCGTGCCGTACCAGCCGTTTTTCTCGATCGACTGGACGATGGTGCCGATGTCACCCTGTCGCGGGTTCGCCGGATGAACGATCAGGTCACCGACAGCAACCTGCTCGATGTCGTGTTCTGTTGTCATACCCGCAGTGTAGACCGTTTCGCCGTGTCCGATCAGATACTGTTGCGTGTGTGCTCGATCTGCCAGACCCTATTCCCGCTCCCGGAGCGTGGGCAGAGGAGTCTGCGTGCCGTGGGAAACCGATCGACTGGTTCTACCCGCGGTCAGGTCGACGACCGCTGAAGGCGCTCGCGTTGTGCGACGAGTGTCCGGTGCGTGCCGAGTGTCTGGAATACGCGATCGAACATCATCAGCATTGGGGAGTGTGGGGAGGGATGACCG